AATAGAATATTTTATATTTTTTTGGAAGCGTGTAAGGCGGACAAAAGAAGTTTTGGAATGTGTTATTTAAAAATCAGAAGGTCAGGTTTTTCTTTTATGAGTTCTTGCGAAGGGGTTAATCAAGCCACCATCACCAAAGATGCTCGTATAGGAATATTATCTAAAACAGGTTCTGATGCTAAAAAAATGTTTACAGACAAGGTTGTTCCTATATCTAACAATTATCCTTTCTTTTTTAAACCTATACAAGATGGTATGGATAAACCTAAAACAGAATTAGCGTATAGAGTTCCAGCTTCTACGATTACTAAAAAAAATATGCACAAGCTTTCTGATGAAGAGCTGGAAGGTTTAGATACTACTATAGATTGGAAAAATACAGGAGACAATAGTTATGATGGAGAAAAATTACAATTACTACTACATGATGAGAGCGGTAAGTGGGAAAAACCTGATAACATATTAAATAACTTGAGGGTAACCAAAACCTGTTTACGATTAGGGAGTAAGATTATAGGTAAATGTATGATGGGTTCAACCTCAAATGCTTTAGATAAAGGGGGTGGTAATTTTAAAAAATTATATGAAGACTCCTTGCCTTCTGAAAGAAATGCTAATGGGCAAACTAAAAGCGGCTTGTATTGTTTATTTGTGCCTATGGAATGGAACTTTGAAGGTTATATTGATAGATACGGGATGCCGGTTTTAAATAACCCTATTAAACCTATAGAAGGTATAGACGGAGAGCTTATTAGTGTAGGAGCTATAAATTACTGGGAAAACGAAGTAGACTCTTTAACTCAAGATCCTGATGCTTTAAACGAATTTTACAGACAATTTCCCCGTACAGAGTCTCACGCTTTTAGAGATGAAAGTAAACAGTCTTTATTTAATTTAACTAAAATTTATCAACAAATAGATTATAACGACTCTCTTATTATGGACCATCATTTGACAAGGGGTTCTTTTTCTTGGGAGAACGGAATAAAGGATTCTAAAGTAATTTGGAGTCCTAATAGAAGCGGTAGGTTTTTAGTAAGCTGGACTCCTCCTAAACATTTACAAAACAAGATTGTAATAGAAAGGGGGTTAAAAAAACCAGGGAATGAGCATATAGGATCGTTTGGTTGTGACTCGTACGACATATCTGGAGTGGTAGTTGGAAAGGGTTCTAATGGGGCTTTGCATGGAATGACAAAGTTTAATATGGAAGAAGCTCCAAGTAACGAGTTCTTTTTAGAATATATAGCGAGACCGCAAACAGCCGAAATATTTTTTGAAGAAGTTTTAATGGCTTGTATATTTTACGAGGATACAGAGGTTTTTCTTTAAATCGCCCTGACAAAACTTACAACAAATTATCTAAAACAGAAAGAGAGTTGGGAGGGATTCCTAACACGTCTGAAGACGTAAAACAATCTCACGCTTCAGCTATAGAATCCTATATAGAAAAACATGTGGGGATAGATTTTAATGGAGACTATAGGGATGTGGGAGATATGGGAACTATGTATTTTCAAAAAACTTTAGAAGATTGGGCTAAGTTTGATATAAGTAACAGGACTAAATTTGACGCTGCTATTAGTTCCGGTTTAGCTATTATGGCTAACCAAAAGCACTTATATACACCATCTAAACAAAAATCAAAAATAAGTATTAACTTTGCAAGATATAACAATACCAGTAATTTAAGCCGAATAATCCGATGAAAGACGTAAAAATAGATATAAATAAATCCGCCTTTCCAGACCAGTTTGTTTCTGACAAAGAAAAGAAAACTTATGAGTTTGGACTACAGGTAGGGCAAGCAATACAGTACGAATGGTTTAGGAAGGATAGACACAATTGTAGGTTCTATAATCAGTGGGCGGAATTTCACAGGTTAAGACTGTACGCTCGAGGAGAGCAGTCTATTGCTAAATATAAAGATGAGTTGTCGGTAGACGGGGATTTATCATACCTTAACTTAGATTGGACGCCTGTTCCTATTATACCTAAATTTGTAGACATAGTAGTAAACGGAATGTCAGACAGGTTGTTTGAAGTAACCTGCGTAGCTATGGACGCTATGTCGGCAGAAAAAAGAAATGCGTTTCAAAGGGATGTAGAAAAAAACGTTCAAGCTAAAGATTTGTTTTTGCAAATAGAAAAAGACTTTGAAGTGCCTATGTTTACTCAAGGCCCTAAAAATTTACCAGAAACGGATACGGAGATGGAGTTATATATGCAATTAAACTATAAGCCGGGAATAGAAATAGCTAATGAAATAGCTATTAACACTATGCTAAAAGAAAATCATTATGAGGATGTGCGTAAAAGAGTAGATAGAGATATAACTACTTTAGGACTTGGTATATGTAAACATACTTTTCAGCAAGGAGACGGGATAAGGGTGGAATATGTGGACCCAGCAAACGTGGTGTATAGTTATACGGAAGACCCTTATTTTAATGACGTATTTTACTGGGGAGAATTAAAAACTGTTCCTATTGGAGAGGTTGTTAAAATAGATCCAGAAATTACCAATGAAGATTTAGAAGAAATTTCTAAATATAGTCAGGCGTGGTACGACTATTACAATGTAGCGGCTATGTATGAAAACAGTATGTTTTCTCGAGACACATGTACTCTTTTATATTTTAATTATAAAACTACAAATACTTTCGTTTACAAGAAAAAACAAATAGCAGAGGGAACTTTTAAAACCGTATCTTAAAATGGGATATGATGGAGAATATGGTAAGACCTAATTCTGCTAACCAATACGCATGGCCAAACTATGTAGCCTGCGCTCCAAAATCTTACAAAGGAACACATGAGTCGTTAGTAAAAAGAATGATTCCTTTTGCTGACTTAATTCAAATGACTCATTTGAAAATACAACAAGTAGTGTCAAAAGTTGTGCCAGATGGAGTTTTTATAGACGCAGACGGATTAAGCGAGGTAGATTTAGGAACTGGAGCCGCTTACAATCCAGAAGACGCTTTGCGTTTGTATTTTCAAACAGGTAGTGTAGTAGGCAGATCGTATACTCAAGACGGGGAATTTAATAACGCTCGACAACCTATTAGTCAATTAACTTCTAATAGTGGTCAAAGTAAAATGCAAATGCTTATAGGTAATTATAATCATTACTTAGGGATGTTAAGGCAAGTAACAGGTCTAAATGAAGCAAGAGACGCTTCAACTCCAGATCCAAGTTCTTTGGTAGGAGTTCAAAAATTAGCAGCTTTAAATTCTAATGTAGCTACACGTCATATATTAAAAGCAAGTCTTTTTATAACTCAAAGATTAGCAGAGTGTTTATCTATTAGAACAGCAGATGTTTTGGAGTATGCAGACTTTAAAGATGAATTTGCTATGCAGATTGGAAAATACAACTTAGGTATTTTAGAAGAAATTAAAAATTTATACCTATATGATTTTGGTATTTTTATTGAAATGGCTCCAGATGAAGAGCAGAAACAACAATTAGAAGCGAATATTCAGATGGCCTTACAACAAGGCGGAATTGATTTAGAAGACGCGATTGATATCAGAACTATTAATAATTTAAAATTAGCAAATCAATTATTAAAAGTAAAGAGAAAACAAAGTGCTGCTGAAAAACAACAACAGGAGCAGCAAAAACAAGCAATGCAAGGACAGCAACAACAGCAATTACAACAACAAGCTGCGCAGTCTAAAATGCAACAAATTCAACAAGAGTTGCAGGCTAAAATTCAAATCAAACAAGCGGAAATTGCTTTTGAAATAGAAAAACAAAAAAATGAGGCAGACTTAAAGCGTAGACTAATGGATGTAGAGTTTAATTATAATATGCAGCTTAGGGGGATGGAGCAAGGACAGATTGATATGAGAGAAGAAAAGAAGGAACAGGCAAAAGCTGATAGAATCAGTATGGGTAACACTCAGCAGTCCAAGATGATTGAGCAAAGAAAAAGAAATTTACCCGCTCAAACATTTGAATCTAATGAAGATAGTTTAGATGGATTTGATTTAGCTGAGTTTGACCCAAGATAATATGCTTAAAAATATAATAAAATTAGTATTAACTTTGTAAAAATTTAAATTAAATAAAATGGAAGAAAATAAATTTGTCGTAAAAGACGTAAGTGGGGTTGAAAAATCCAAAGTAGAAATTGAGGAGCAGTTACTTAAAGAGCATGAAGAAAGTCAAAACGTTACAGAAAGTGACACTAACGTGGAACGAGTGGATGCAAGCGCTGAAAGTACCGAGCCCAATTCGAAACAAGAAGAAGTACAGCAGGAAACAGAAACACAAGACAAAACTACCGCATCAGAGTTAAATGATGCAGACGTTCTTTCTTATATTAAAAATAGATACGATAAAGATATCGAATCGGTAGATCAGTTATTTGACGCAAAAAATGATAATGAAGATTTACCAGACGATGTTGCAGCGTATTTTAAATACAAAAAAGAAACCGGACGTGGGATTAAAGATTTTGTCGAGTTACAAAAAGATTATAGCGAAATGGATGGGGACCAAGTGCTAACTGCTTATTACTCTACAACTGAAGAAGGTTTAGATAGTGAGGATATTAGAGATATTATGGATGAAAAGTTTTCGTTTGACGAAGAGCTGGATGATCCAAAAGATATTAAGAAAAAGAAGTTAGCCAAAAAAAGAGAACTTGTTAAAGCTAAAAAGTTTTTAACTGAACAACAAGACAAGTATAAAGCTCCTCTTGAGTCAAGCGGGAGTGGATTGTCAGGTATTAATCAGGAAGAACTGGATAGTTATAAAAGTTATGTAAAGGAGTCGAAGACTACTGAAGAGGCTCGTAAAAAAAGGTATGACTACTTTTTAAATAAAACCAATGAGGTTTTTAACGATGAGTTCAAAGGTTTTGAGTTCAATATCGGAGAAAAGAGTTTTACGTTTAAGCCTGGAGATAAAGACGAGTTAAAAAGCAAACAATCTGATGTCAATAACTTTGTAAACAAATACATGGATAGTGATAGCGGATTAATGAAAGACGCTCGGGGTTATCATAAGGCGATGGCAGTAGCTATGAATTTAGACAAGTTTGCTGAATTTTTTTACAATCAGGGAATGACCGCGGCTGTAGATGATGTTTCTAAAAAATCAAAAAACATTAATATGGACATGCGTAAAGCCCCTCAAACATTCAGCAAAGATGGTTTAAAAATTAGAGCTGTAGGAGACAATAGTAGTGGACGAGGACTTAAAATTAAAAGTATAAAAAAAGTATAAACTAAAAATTAAAAAAAATGTCAGTATTAGGAACACCAGGCTTTGACTTGCAGCCAAGTGCGCAGCAAGTAGCCTTAGCATCAAACTACCTAACTAACTTTGACTTTTTAAATCAGTATCTTCCTGATACTTATGAAAAAGAGTTCGAGCGTTACGGTAACAGAACAGTAGCATCATTCTTAAGAATGGTAGGCGCTGAAATGCCTTCAAATTCAGACCTTATAAAATGGGCTGAGCAAGGAAGGTTACACACTAAATATACAGCATGTACGTCTGCAGGAGCAGCAGCAGCTAACAATGCAACTTGGACTATTCCAACAGCGCAAGTTAACCCAGCTTCTCCACCAGCATCATCTGCACCAGCAAATGGTTATGCGGCAATCAGAGTAGGTCAAACTGTAATGATTTCTGACGAAACTGCAGGTTCAACTTTAAGTAATAAAGCTATTGTAACAGCTGTTTCTACAGGAGCGCCATTTACAATAACTGTAGCTTATTATGAAGCGGCTGGTCAAGCAGTAGCAGCAGGTGTGAATTGTAGTATATTTATTTACGGGTCTGAGTTTAAAAAAGGTCAAGCAGGAATGACTGGATCTTTAGAGTCTCAAGACTTTATATTCGAAAACTCTCCAATCATAATCAAAGACACTTACGAGGTAAGCGGTTCAGATATGGCTCAAATTGGATGGGTAGAAATTACTACTGAGAACGGAGGTTCAGGATACCTATGGTACTTGAAGTCTGAGCACGAAACAAGACTTCGTTTTGAAGACTATTTAGAAACTGCAATGGTTGAAGCGGTTCCGGCAGAAGCTGGTTCTGGAGCAGCAGGTACTACAGGTCCAGAAGGTAACAAAGGTTCTGAAGGAGTTTTCTATGTAGTAAACACAAGAGGAAATGTATGGAGTGGTGGTAACCCAGTTGCTCTTGCAGGTTTCGACTCAGTAATCCAAAGATTAGATAAGCAAGGGTCTATTGAAGAAAATGTTCTTTTTGTAAACAGAGATTTCTCATTTGATATTGACGATATGTTAGCGGCACAAAACTCTTACGGAGCTGGTGGTACTTCATATGGTTTATTTGACAATGATGAGGAAATGGCTCTAAACTTAGGATTTACAGGATTCCGTAGAGGTTACGACTTCTATAAGCAAGACTGGAAATACTTAAACGATCCTACTATGAGAGGTGGTTTAACTGGTGGTGCAATCAATGGACTTATGGTTCCAGCTGGTTCTACTACAGTTTATGACCAAATCTTAGGTAAGAACGCTAAGAGACCATTCTTACATGTTAGATATAGAGCTTCTGAAACTGAAGACAGACGTTACAAAACTTGGATCACTGGTTCTGCTGGTGGAGCAAGAACGTCTGATATAGACAAGATGCAAGTTAACTTCTTATCTGAAAGAGCTGTATGTACTTTAGGTGCAAACAACTTCTTCTTATTTAGAGATTAATAAGCACAATTAATTGAGGGGAGGGTAACTCCTCCCCTTTTTTTTAACTTTAATTAAATTATAATAAAATGAAAAAAAGAAAAAAAGGAACACCTGTTGCTAAGCAGTACAGGCTAAAAACAGATGTAGCGCCATTAGCTTTTATGTTGGCGTCTCATAACAACAAAAGAACCCCATTACTTTATTTTGACGAAGAGTTAGGATCTAACCGAGCTTTACGTTATGCGAGAAACCAGAAAAGCCCGTTTGAAGACGAGCAAGATGGTAATGCTATTTTAGAACCTATTGTTTTTGAAGATGGGTTTTTAAATGTAGATAGAGGAAATCAAGTGTTGCAAGAATTTTTATATTATCACCCACAAAACGGGCAAACGTTTGAGGAGGTGAATAAAGAAGTCGATGCCGCTGAAGAATTAGAAGTAGAAGAATTAATTTTAGATGCTCAAGTTTTAGCAAAAGAATTAGACCTTTCTACTTTAGAAAGTTTATCCAGAGTTTTATTTGGAGCTGGATCAGACAGAAAAAGCACAGCTGAACTTCGTAGAGACATGTTGGTGTTTTCACGAAATAATCCTGTAGAGTTTATTGATATGCTTAATGATCCGTCACTTCAAGTATATGATGATGTAGCTAAATTTTTTGGAGCAAGCTTATTATTGGTTAAGAATAAAAATAGAGATATTTATTTTAACCTTCCTACAAACAAAACTAAATTATTAACAGTTCCGTTTGGAGAAGATCCTCAAGATATTGCAGCGTCTTATATGCAAACCGATGAAGGTATTGAAACTTATAAACTACTTAATCGTATGTTAAAAGGAGACAATAAACCCAAGGCTAAAAAGAAAACCAAGTCTATGGAAGAGTAATAAAGAGAGCACCTTAAACAGGTGCTTTTTTTTTATATCTTTGTAGGATGGAAAAATACTTAAAAATCTATAAAAAATTAAAACCTGGTGATCCCGCGGCAGGATTCATATTGATTCCGATAACTAATATTTTATCAATGAAAATCTCCAATGGATTGTCGGAGATAACCATAATATATAATGACCGGACTAAAAGCGGAAAGAGAGCTACAACAATTACCACGACATGGACTCCTGTTGGTAGCTCTTTCAATGATGCGAAAATAATATTTAAGAGAGAGATACTGGATGCTTTAGCAAGTGACCAGAAGTTCACATTATCTACATTAATTGTCGGTGATGTAACAACCAATGTCGCTAAATAAGTAATATAAATAATATTGTTTATCTTTGCACTTTATTAACCCATTAAAATTATTAATTATGGACAAATTTTTAGACACTCCTGTTACAGGAGAAACACCAATGTTAGTGAGTTGTTCTGATGTAATTTCTGTGCAAATCGGAGATGCAGGAGGAACAGGATCTAACCCAACAACATGTACTACTCTTTTTTACAATAGCGGTAATACAGTAACATTAACTCATGCTGCGGTATCTACAACTTTAGAAATGAGAGACTCGGTACAAAACGCTATGGAGGAAGCTTTAAAAACTTCTTGGACGGATGTTGCATTTGCATACGTTCCTGCTAAAGCGGTTTCAGCAATAGCTGTAGCCTAAGTAAGATGTATAGATATATTAATTTACCGGTACAAATGTACCCAGGCTCTACAGCAACAAATGCAGCTGCTGTGGATTCAGGTACAACAAGTGCAGCTACAACAGGAAAACTAACTGAAGCGGGCCAAAACTTTTTAACTACAGTTAATGTTGGAGACTATGCAGTTATTACTACAGGTATTGCAGGTTACCCTGTAAGAAGCTGGGCTTTAGTAACCGCGGTAGATAGTGATACTGTTTTGAGTATTTCTGGACCAGGGGCCTCACCTATAAGTGCAGAAGGTTTATCAGCAAGTGGTACTGTTTATTCAATTATAGCAGCGGCTGATGTTTCTAAATGCGTGTTATCAGGAGGTAAATTTACCGAAAATGTTTCAGTAGGAGATGTGGTTTGTAATGTAACTACTAATCTTAATTATACTGTAGCTTCAATTACAGATGATGAAACTATTGTTTTAGCGGGAACTAACTTCGGGATTCTTGTTGGTGACGATTTCTTTATTCTAAGTGATAAAGGAGAGCACGGAGCTAAAAAGGTTCGTTTAGATAACGCAACTGAAATCAGAGGAAATGCTGCGGACGGAGAAGTAACAGTTCATTATAAAAGAGGAGCTACAAGTCAAAAATTAGCTATTGCTATGGGAGACACAGTAACTGATGACGCTTATTTTATTAAATTTAAAGAAGAAGCGTTAGAAATTATGAAGTCTCAATGGCAAGTTAATTCTGATACAATGCCTTTAACAGTATCAAGCGGTACACAAGGTATTCAATGGGCAGCATCATTTACTTGGTCATAGAGTATTAATTTACATTTAAAAGAGAGGTTTACAAAAAAAGTAGACCTCTTTTTTTTTATTATCTTTGTAAAAATCTTTATAAAGAATGGCGGCATCTATAAATGAAGTTAGAAATACAGTATTAGCTATTGCTAATAAAAATAATTACGGATATATATCTCCTCAAGATTTTAATCTTTACGCTAAACAAGCGCAGTTAGATATGTTTGAAGATTATTTTTATGCGTATAATAGTTGGATTAATAAACAAAATTCCAGAATGTCTGGAACAGGTTATGCGGATATAATAAAAGGGTTGGA